TCTGTCCTACTGCCCAATCACCTAATAGATTTGAACCTTTTGCTAATAATTTCCATTCGTCATTTGGTACACTTCTATCAGATGTGGCATATAAACTTGTTGTAGGATTTATATTATTATTATTTTTATTTGCAATAAAGATTTGTCCACCGTGTCTGACAACATCGCCAACAGCATACATAACATCATCTGCCCATGTTTGGTAAAAACTATTACCTGGCAATTCTGTAACAAAGTATGTGCTATCGATAGATGATGCACTAGTATGCCCAACAGTACATCTTAATAAACTTCCACCGTACTTAACTAAGTCATTAGGTCTATATCTTATTGCGGGAGCAAATGTTCCTACGTATTGAATTCCTTCATTTACAATTTCCCATAATTCTAATGTACTATCATCTTGTCCGTCACTGTTTCCAATTTCAGCGCCTTGTGCAACTGAACCTGAAGTATGTTCTGCAATACATTTATACACAAAACCGTTATATTTTACAACATCACCTATTCCGTATCTTGTTGCTGCGGCCCAATCAGTTGTCCAGTTATATAGTGATACATACTCTGCTACCTTATCAGCATTTGTAATAAAATTTGTGTCTGATGTATGACTAGTTGCTACTAGGTAAATTACACCGCCGTATAATACTAAGTCTCCAGGAGCATAAAGTGTAGTACCTGACCAATTTCCTCTCCAGTAATATCCATCTGTCATCTTTAACCAAGCAACAGTTGGAGCAGTATCTCCTGGGTTTGCTAAGTAGTCTTGATCTGTTTTAAAGGCTGATGATGTGTGTTGTCTTACACATACATATGTCGAACCGCCATAGCGAATAACATCATCTTTATTATAAGATGTTGCCGTATTCCAAGTATTTCTCCAGGTATACCTAAGTCTGCTTATTCTAAATTCTGCCATTTTCTATCCTATTAACTCGACGTTCCTTGAGGGTATTGATAATTTTGATTAATTCTTTGTACTAGCATACCTTCACTATCTACATAATACAAAATACTTCTTTGATCCCAACGATATTGTGTCCATCTTAAATTTTTATAATTAGTTTCGTGATTGGCTGCTATACCGTCAAAGTAATCAATGCCAGGTTCGAAATCTTCAAATGTCTGTTCTGGTACTCCAGGATAATTTAAGTCTACAGTGTCTTTGTCTACTAGATTATCAATTCTACGTAAAAATATTTCGCCATCGTCGTTTCGTCTAACCATATATAGATAACGAGGACTATCGCCTAGTGAATTATCTGGACTTTGACCAAAGTAATATGTACTCATTATGATATCTCCACGTAACTGATACTAGCATCTATACAATCGTCTGTATCACATTCTAATCTTAATCCTGCTGTTTCAGGAAGTATTAATCTTTCACCGTTGGTAATAACTTTCGCACTAGATCCTGGTGGAATTGGAATTTGTCTAGCATAGTTTGCAACTGTAGATGACTCATCTATTACGTAAACATTCACTACAGCCATATCATAGTCTGATGTGTTTGCTAAGTTCAAACCTATTATTGTTGCTCTTACCCCTGCAATAATTTGTAAAATATCTACAGGTGTTTTTCCTACTCCAGTTACTACTTCATTTTTAAATACTGTTGGCATCCTATTATCCTAACATTAGTACAAACGATGCTGAAATATCATTTGCTAAAATTTCTGATACAGCACCTGAAGCACCTGCAGGTGATGCCCATGACGTCCCTGCCCAAACTTCTAATGCGTTTGTATCTGTATTAAATCTTGTCATACCTACTACTGCGTATGCACTTGGTCTTTCGGATGTGTTACCTTTAGGTGGAACAAATCCGTTTGTACCTGCAATTTTAAAATATCCGTCTCCAGATTGTGCAATTTGTGTAATAGCATTTGGTGAAACGTTTGTAATAACATTTCCGGTAATTTTTAAATTTCCTAATCTTACACCACCACTACCATTAGCATCAATGTGTAAGTCTTGACCTGCTGTTGTTGTAATTTTGTTATCGCGGAATACTAAGTTACCTACATCTAATGTAGACAATGTAAGCAGGTCTGCATTCAAGTTATTGACATGTAAATTTTTCCATCTAAGTGCTGCACTACCTAAATCAAATGTGTTGTCTTGTTCAGGTATAAGGTTACTTTTAATCGCAGCATTAATTTGTATTGAATCTGTAAGTGCGTCACCAATTGTAATATTGCCGCCTATTGTTACATTGCCGTCCACGTTTACATTGCCGCTAACATATAAGTTACCGTCTATGTTTGTTGATCCAAATACTTCTAGTGTTCCTGTTCCGTTTGGACGAAGTTCTAATGTTGCATTTGAATTAGTTGTTGAAATTGTATTACCTTCAATTTGTAAATCATCTACGTTTACTACTGAATGATAAATTACTGGATCTGAACCAGCAGGCGCAAAGTTAATTGTGTCTAAATCGCTTGAAATTGTATTGCCGGTAATGTTTAAATTACCAACATCAATATCGTTTTCAACTCTTAGTGTTGTTGTTCTTGTTGTACCTGTTACGTGTAAATCGGTTGTAGGCGCTGAATTGTTGACACCAATGCGAGCATTGTTTACATCAACATACAAAATATCAGGGTCTGTTGCTCCATTTCTAAAAGTTAAATCCACGCCGTTACGCACTAGATTTGCTTTTAAGAGCGGCCCACTTATACGACCAATCGCCATTTGCTCTCCTTATACACGGGGATCCTGTCCCTCCAACTACCTTACATTGCGAGTTGACCACAGTAAAAAGTTAACGCCGGTCCTCGTTAACAATAGTATTTAGCAAAAAGGAAAAATTACCCAAGCATAAGGCTGTATACGTCACTGAGATCTTCCATAAGAGGAACGTCTACTTCAGCACCACCACCTGTTGATAATTGATATCCGTCATTAGTTTGCGAGCCTACAGTTAGTATAATATCGTTAGCAGGTGTTGAGCCACCTGTAAGAGAACTTCCTAGAATTGTAATTAAATCACCGGTAATATAACCTTGCCCTACTGTGGTAATTGTTATAGTAGTCAATAATCCAGATGCTATACTAATAGTAAATTCAGCATTAACTCCACTGCCGTTTGTTGTACCTGTAAGTCCTGCTGTTATTTGATTGGGTAATCCTGTAACAACTGCAACTCCTGTAACAGATTCTAGTGTCCCTGCAAATACTTCTAAAATATTTCTATCAGTATTCCATCTACTGTCAGCAAGTTCAGGGCGTGCTGGTCTATCTACATTACCAGCAGCAGGAACTAAAAATGTGTTAGTATCAGTAAATCGTAAATAACCTATTCCTGTACCAGCAAATGTCAATGCGGATTCTGGATATTCTCTAGGTCCACCTGTGCCTAAGTCTGTAAGATTAGTAATTGCATCAGTAGCACCTGATACGGATATTGTTCCTGTAGGTGCAGGTCTTGATCCTGATCCGTCATAATTAAAGTTAACCGTATACGTTCCTGCACTATCGCTTCCTGTTGAAGTGCCAGTAATAATAGTTCCTGGTATAATACCTACTCCAGTTAACAACATTCCCGGTACAAATGTACCTACAATTGTTCCACTTATTGTAAGTGTGTACCCGCTTATACTGGCTGATGTACTTGTAGCAGTAATCTCGTTCCACTGAGTCCATTCAATTATATTGATACCTGTGTCAGGTGCAAGAACTAAATCATCGTTACTTTGTAACGAAAAGATTTCATTATTTACACCGTCTAACTTTTGCTGATCGCTTACTCTTATTTCTAATGGTAACGGAGTATCTACATTTACTAGATTATCTGTAATATAAACATTGTTCCATCTTCTTACAGAACTATCAACAAGTGTTCCTGTTCCTAAATCCCATGTGTTGTCATCACCCGGTATAATTGATTGAGAAAAGTCTGGTATAATCTCAACAACATCTCCTGAGCCACCGCCTACATTAGGATTATATAATTCATCTCCAATAGTAAGGTCGCCAAGTTTTGTTAAGTTTCCATCCATAGTAATATTTCCAGTAACTCCTAAGGTACCGTAAATATTTGAAGAAGCCGGAACTTCAACTGTTCCTGCGCCGCTTGGATCTAATTCTATAGTTTGATTAGATGTGATTCCACTTATTGTATTATCATTAAATTCTAAATCGTCTGAACGCATTCTTTGGAAGTTCATATAACTTCCAGCAGTTTTTGTTGGTAAAATATGTAACGGGCCAACGACTGTTGAAAAAGTATTAGGCGCTTTAATTAAAACGTTATCTATTTTTGCTGTATCATCTACTTGAACTCTAGTTGTTAAAATATTAGTTCTTACATCAAGTGCAAAGTTAGGATTAGGATCATCAGTTTTAATACCTACAGTAGAAGTTTCAACATCAAAAAATAATACTGGAGTAGCATCAAACGTTGTATTTGAAATTTTAAGATCAATATTGTCACGGTGTAGGTTTGCGTTTAGTAACGCACCAGTGATTCGCCCCAATTGAGCCATTTACTTCTCCTTAGTTTGCAAATCCAAAAAATACTGTTACATTCTTAGCAAGTGGAACTGGTGAAGTAAATTTTAAATACCATCCGTCAGCATATGGGCTGCTTGGTCCTGTAAGACTTCCGCTTGCACTCTGTTCTAATGTAAAGTTTGTTGTAGGTATTTGCATTACGTTTTCTACAAGCACAATAATATTATTTGCACTAGCAGGAACTTTTGATAATGGACCAAACACTGTTTCTGTAGCGTCCCCAGGTCCTAGTGTTTCTATTGATACTGCTCCAACTGCTGGACCTCTTACAACTTGCCAAGCACCACCAACATATGCTTCTATTCCAATAGGCTGTCCAGTTACTGCATCATTATCAATGTTGTATCTTATATAACCGTTACCATCAATTGGATGCCTAACACCTGTCAATTGTGGTCTCTGCGCTGTAGTTCCTTTTGGAATCATTACAGCACCATTAAAATCCATTACGCCTCTACCATAAGAATTAACTCTAACAGTATTATCGTTAGGACTATATTTTGATACGTATTGTGATTTTAAAAATTTCATCTATTCATCCTTATACAGGTAATGAACTTACGGTAACTGTGATTAGATTTGCATCTGCCGCCTTTACCCATACTTCATCGCCGCCGTCTAATATAATTTTCTCATCGCTAAAAAATACAGTTTCACCTGCAGGAATAGTTAAACTTGATACTATTTTATTTGCATCAACAGGAGCGGCTCCTTGTTTTACTAGATATACATCAACTGATGATCTGTTAACTGATTCGTCTGTAATAGTAACTGTGCCTGTATTACAAAGTATAATATTTGTTACAGCTCTATTTTGTGCTGTGACTGCACCGCCAAGAGCGGCACCTGTAGTTGATGCTGTAAAAACTTTTGTGTCACTTACTGTAGTTAATTGTTGGTTATTAATCATTTGTTTTTCCTAAAATATCATGCTAAACAGCAATGCTTTATTTTTACTTATCAATTCATCGGTGTCATTATTGGTATTTCTGTAATATAAACCAGTATTACCAATACCAGGTTGCTTAGAATATTGTACTGTTGAATCTGGAATATATGCAGGATCAACAGCAATTTGATCTAACTGTAAACCATAATTTAATCTTACTTTACCTGTTCCGTTTGTTTGTAAAAATATACTATCATTAGTATTGTTTACAGTAATAGTAGGACTTCCAGGTTCGTTTTGATTAAATTCAAATCCTTGTACTAATGCTCTATTTGCATAGAATTGTGTGTTAAGTGTGTTATCAATCAATACACTTACAGCACTTTCGCTATATGAACTATAACCTGTATTATCAATTAAGTATTGTAATGATCCTGTTACTTCTTTATCTGTAACAATAACTCTTGTATTATCATCGATAATTTGGAAAGTTGGATTGTCTCTAATAGAATCATCTACATATTTTTTATTTGGAATATCGTCATCATCAGTAATTTGATTTTCGTAATCTGCAGTTCCTGTAACTGTAATTACACCATTACCATAACCAATTAATTCTAAATCAGGATTAGATGAATCTGTTGTAATTTTTTTTAATCTTAAAGTAGAATTATAATTAAATGTTGTTTCAGGACTACCTGTTGCTAAATTAAACGAATCATCATTTTCATCCCAAAAGAACGAACCAGGATTTAGACTACCTCTATCTATTTGTAATCCTGCATATCTTAAAGATACACCTGCACCAGTTTCACCAAAGTTTAATTGGATTATATTATCTTTTACATTTAAGTTTTCTGCTTCTACAGTAAGTGTATCACCTTCAACAATAAGATCAGAAGTAACAATTACTTGTCCACCTGAACTTGGAGGGCCAACGTCTAGTCTAACAACGCCGCCTTCTTTAGTTTTGATGTTATAATCACCGTTTGTTTGTAGAAACTGTCCCATCTAAATACCTTTAAGTAAAACTATACGTTGAGATGAATCGTCATCAACTTCCCAGTTATAGTTTATATTTACAAAATCTTTCATCACGTTATCAATAATTTCTTTTATAAAAACCCAAACACTTGATTCTAAAACTAATCCAGATAATGACATTTCATTATCTTTTAATTCACTTGTTTGTTTTTCAACAAGTTTACAAATGCCTACGTTGCCTTCTTTATCTTGTACCTTAAACTCTGAGTTTGAAAGTTGTACTAAGACGTTACCGTTATGGCACGCCTTAGCACTTTCAATTTTAACTGAAACAACCAAGTCTTTTAGGTTTTTTAAAAAATCCCAAAATATATTAATTGGTGGTTCCATCCTCAGTTATCCTTAAGCGTCTTCAGTGAAGTCGTCGTCGTCAGTACCTGATAATGTGTTATCATCACCTGCTTCTTCAACCTGCGCTGCGCCATCTGATGTAGATGTTGCAAAGTTCCAAGGAACAGTTAAACCGTCATATACGTTTGAACCTGTTGCACTTGGTGCTGATAGTGTTGCTTTCTTTCCAGAAATTTTACTTACTAGATAAGTTTCACTGTCGTCCATTTTAAATGAAATTGACATTTCATTAGGCAGATCACCTGCACCTGCTACTAATGCTGCTGGCAATTTACCCGTTGTTAGTACACAAGTATATTCGCCTGCTGTTTCAATTTCTTCACAGACAAATTTCTTTGAACCTTTTTGCTTTACGATATAACCTTCTTTAACTGCTGTGCCGTTATGAAAGTTTACTTTGATTTCAGATCCAGCCGCTGTTGGCTGTCCCATTAATCTTTTATTAAGTGGTCTTCCCATTTGTTTTCTCCTATATAAGTAGTCCCATCCGGGTTCTATCCGGTACGCTGTGGGTTAAACAGCATAAGTCCGCCACATTATGCGGCTCGCTATCTGACACAAGTATTTATCCTTTACTCAGTAAAGCCATTAGTTCAACTTTACTAATAGTGTTCATTAGCATATTGATTTTGTCTATTTCGCTTTGTGCAGATTCTATGTATCTGTCTTTCTTTGTTTGTTTGTACTTGATCAAAAAATCCATATAGTTTTTCATATGAACTTCTATTGAGTTTTGTATTGACCGTATATCATGTGTAAACATAGGAAAGCGTTTACGCCATTTAGTTAATTGGTCTCGTAATTTGTTAAAGTCTTCATGACTTGTTATTTCAAGCATATGTATATTTAACACTCAAAATACAGTTTTGTCAAGTCATAAAAAAAGGGCGACATAAATGCCGCCCTTTTAAACACTGTGAAGTGTTGTTTTTTATTGCTTACGCAAATCTTAGGTTCGCTGATGTTACAGCCACTTTACCCAAGTAGTCTGCTGCATTACCAAGAGATGATGCAGTGTTTGTTAACTCTACATAACCATATCTTGTCATGAAACTTACTACTGGCTCAAAAGTGCCTGGATCAAGAACTACACCGCTTGACATCAATGGGATGTATGGGCAGTAAAACGCTGCTGCGTCTGATTCGCTTGAACCTTTGTAACCAACAATAACATCGTCTGATGTAGCATAACCGTTAACATACACTTTCATCGCACTGTTTAAAGTTCCTACAAACTTAGTGTTTGTTGGTGCTTCAAAAGTACCTTCAGTTGTTCTTGCAAACGCTGAAGTTGTAGCAGATTGTAACAAAGTTAATACTGTTGGTGAAACAACAGCCCAGTTACCTGCGCCACGACGTGTACGCTGTGCAATCAAGTTAGCAACTCTGTTGATTTGAACTGCAAGTGCTGCGTGTTCATCACCAACGAAAGTAGCAGTACCTGACACTGCGCCTTGGTCGTATGTTAATGCGGCTGTACCAGCCAATGTTGATAAAGAAGTAATCACTTCCTGATCGATCTCAGCAGTAATTTCCTGCGCTAACGCAGCCATTACTTCAGCCTCGATATCAATCCCTTGCTGTGCTTGTGCATCCTGAGCAGCCTCAAAAGTCCAGCGAGCTGATAACTTACGAGTTTTGGCTTCTACAGTTTGCTTCAAGATTTGAATTGACAGTCTGTTACCTGCTGCACCTTCTAGTGATGCAGTAGAACCAGCCTTGATGTCATCATTTCCTGAATAACCTTCAGCAATTTTGAAAGGTGATAGTGCTTCTTCACCTGCAGTAGCACCAGTTCCTGACGCTGAAGTAAAGTTATCTGCATAACGTACTCTTAACGTGTGGATCTGTCCTACTGGTCCAGTCATTGGTTGAACACCAACTAATTCATTTGCGATGACAGTTGGCATTACACGTCTGATAACTGGTAAAATGACGCGATTTAATGTTGCGACGTTGCCGGCAGAAGTTGCACCTGCTGTAGCACTCTCTGACAAATACTTACGGGTATTTTCCAGAGTGGTTGCCATAACAGTACGCTTGTTACCATTTAACCCTTCTAAAAGGGCGTCTTTGGTTTCTGACCAGCGTGACTCTAATAGTTGTGACATTGTTTGTTCTCCTTAAACTTTTAGTCCCGCAAGCCTGCGGATGTCAAAAATCTCAGCGGTTTTTTGCTCTGATCCGCCAATTGCTTGTGCCTGTGTTTTATCGCCTGTTACTTCTTTGCCTTCTGTCAGCGCCACCTTTTCTTTCTTAGGTACATTTCCTTCCATTACGGCAGAAATATACTTGTCAAAGGTTGCGTGTAATTTATCTGTCTGCACAGATTCTAAAAGTTCGCCCATAACTTCGCGCTTTTCTTTTGAAAGCGGTGACATAAGTTCTGCCATTGCTTCCTTTCTTTGCGCTGAGTTATTCATTTGAGCTATTTCAGTATCCTTGCTTTCAACTAGTTTCTCAGCATCAGCCGCTTTGGCTTCTGCTTCTTTAACTGCTTCTTCTTTCTGTTTTACAACTTTAAGAAGTTTGGCTGTTTCAGATTTTTCATTAAGATGGCTAGTTGCATATTCGCTTGCAAAACTTTCAAAAATTCTGCGACCAAAATCATTCGTGCGTGCAGCCTCGATATCTTCTTTTAATTGAGTCATTTCAGAACGCAGTCCTTTTGAAACTGTTTCCTGAATTGCTTCAGATGCTTTGTTGATAAATTGTTTCTTAACATCTTCAAATTTAGCCTTGCTATCTCTAACAAGTTTAACTTTGGTTTCAGCAAGATCCTTTTTATCAGCATGGAATTCTGCGATTTCTTTCGCCAATGAATTCACAATAAAAGATTCTAACTTGGCAACATTGCCCGCTACATTCTTACGGTCTTCACGAAGTTCACCTAGTTCCTTTTTAAGGTTGTTAAGAACGAATGATTCCATTGCTTTAGAATCTTTCTTCATTTTCTTAGCGTACTTGGCTCTAGCCTCGATAAGTCCTTGACGGTCTTCAGCAAATTCAGATAATTCAGCAGTAATTCTGTCTGAAAGCATCTTATCTACTGCTTCAACCATTGCAGTTTTATCGTGCTCATACTTCGATGCAAATTCTTCACGTAATTGTGTAGAGATTGTGTCGCGGTTTTCTTGAACAGCAGTTCCCCAAGCGGATTCAATCTCCGACTTAGTTTCTTCGGAAATCACATTGTTTTCAAACAATTGTTTAACAAAGTCTAGCATGTGATATTCTCCTTAAGATTTAAGACCTTGAATTAAATTTTTCAAGCTCTCTGCTATATAACGTTGTGCCTGTGCGTCGCCTTGTACTTCTTGTGCTACTTTAAATGCCTCGTAACCACCTTTATTATTCATAAGGTGTTCATAAACTGGTGTTGGATAGGCGCCTGGAGCACTTGGTTGTGCTACCACATCCACAGTAATAATTTCAAATCCTTGAACATTACCACTTGGATCTACTTCGCCTGATCCTCGACTAGAAACTCCTAACTTAACTCCCGAATCCAACATGGTCGAAACTAATTGACCCATTGGAGTTGGAAGCATTTTAAGTTTTCCGTAGCCGTTAGGACCGTCCATCCACATTTTTGTAATCATGTGAGACACACGGTCGAGGTTGATACGTAAATCTTGAGGATGATCAACTTCACCTAGCACTGAATACCCCCCAGAAATCTGTTCGTTGAGCGTCTTGACAGCCCTATCAATTTCTTTCGAAGAATAAACACGTTGGTTAGCATTACGAATGTCACCTTGAATACAGATGCCACTTAAATGTAATGTTTTACCTTCGTCCTCATCACGTTCCACGACGATTTTAGCCTGATCGAAGCTCAGATGTTCTTGTAGGTTAGTTTTCAACCTTAGTCTCCTCTATTATCTACGACCACGGAAAATTGATTGCTTGTTGTCAGCATTCTCAGCAGCGCCTTTCTTTTCTGCACCGTGTCCTTTTTCATTGGACATCTTCGTTGCATTTTTGCTACCTGGAGTGTTAACATTCTTAGTATTCATATCCTTAGGTGTAATATCTGCTAATCCGCCAGTATTTTTACCTGACTCTTCACCGCCTTTTACGATGTTAGCACTTGTTCCACCCATGTCGTTCTTCATGTTATCAACAACTGATTTTTTGTTGTCTGCTGTGTCTGCGCTACCTTTTGATTCAGCACCGTGTCCACCTGCAACTTTTTCAACATACTCACGCATTGTTGCTAATTCAGCGTCGCCTTCTGGGTCTGCAGATGCTTCTGGAGCAAAAGTTTCTTCTTCTTTTTCTGCGTCCATATCCATCTCATCGCCTTCTTCGCCTTTAATTTCGTCGAATTTTGACTGAAGTTCATCAACAATTGAATCTAGATCTTGGAATAACTCTTCTGGCTCTTTATCACCATCTTCGCTATCACCTGTAATGTCTGTTTCTAGATCGTCGGTTTTATCGCCGCCCATAGCATCCATTGGATCTTCTTCTTCGTCGTCTGCTTCTACAGCAACTTCTTCAAATTCTTCGTCAACTTCTTCGTCTGTTTCAGATGCTTCATCTACTTTTTCGTCTTCTGCATCGTCATCTTTTGACGCTTCGTCTACTTCTTTGTCTTCAGCATCGTCATCTTTAGATGCTTCATCAACTTCCTCATCATCTTTTACTTCTTCTTCGATAAGGTCTTCATAAATTTCTCTTGATTTTGATACCACGTACTCGTGGAATAACTCTTCTGCTTTTGCAGCATCGTCATTAACCAAATGCTCAAGCATTTGTTCTAATGTTGTTTTATCGGCCATTGTATTCTCCTCTATATATAATTGGTAAGGCTGTTTGTTAATGTATTTACATTTTACTTATAAAATTGGGGTAAAAAGGGTGTTTTTTGATTCATTTGTTATTGATATATAGTTCCTTCGAAGGTTTTACCAAATTCTTCGATAGAAAGGTGTTTTAAGTTAGAATATTGCGGTCCTAACTTATCAGGTATATATGCTCCTGACGTTATTACTCTATGAAACTGTGTATGTGGAAATTCTTTGATTACTTTTTCTGTTTGTGATAACCAATTACCAAAGAAAGTAGCAGAATCAGTACTTTTTTTGTAATTATGTGTGTCTGCGTACACATTATTAAACTTTCCTTGTAGTCCTTGGTAGTCAAAACCGTGGATATAAATGTTTTTGTGACCGTTCTTTGCAGCAAACCATAGTGCTGTAGGTCCACTACTCCATCCTTTATGTGGATTAAATAGGTTTATTTTTTGTCGATCTTTGATACCTTTGTTAGGATTTGTCCATACAGTACCTTTGTTTGCATACCCTGAATCGATTAATTCGTTAACCATCTTAACATCAACAGCAACAATATAATGAGGATCGAATTCTCTATACTGGGCATTGCACCCGTATACTGTTCCTATATCTAAAAGAGATTCACAATTCACATGTAATCTGCTCTTGCCATTGCCAAGAACAAATGCTATATCTTTGTGTACAGATTTTGTTTTATTCTTCTTGCTCAACTGGTGTTCCATACATTTGACTTATGAAACCCGATTCGCTTTGCTTTTCTGCATCGTGGGCTTCTGCTTGTAAGCGCAGTTGATTTATTTGACCCAAAGTAAGTTTAATTTTTCTAGTATCATCTAATTCAACAACAGATGAATCTTCTTTGTTGTCGTATCTACGATCAACAGCAAAGTCGTTTATCTCATCGTTAAAATAAAAAAATTCTTTCAAAAGCATACTTGTATTTATCTATGCAGGAGTTTCTGCTCCGGCATCTCCCTCTGGTTGCTCTGCTGCGGCTGCAACTTCATCTGGTGCTTCAGCATCTTGTGTTGCAGCATCTGCTGCTATACCACCTGGGGTAATACCTGCGCCTCTTAACTCACCAGCAGCATCAGTGTCAACTCCGACAAGATTACTTCCGTTTTCTTCACGCCATAGTCTTTCGTTTTCTTTGATCTCTTCTTCGGTTAAACCTAAGTAACGTTTTAGTGCAAAACGTTTTGATAAGTGTGGGACTTGTTGTAGTGTTCCAAAAATATTTGCTCTTGTTGTATCTAATTCTGCTTGTCTGTATGCTGCGAAGTTTTGTGGCGGATTAAATTTTAAATCAAATAAACTTGGATCAATATTGTATCCGTTTTTAGTTAACCAAAATTTAAATTCGTGATCAAAAGATTGTGCAATAATACTTTGTAGTCTTTCGCAATATCTATTAAATCTTAGTTCTTGGATATATGCTGTTCCTACTTTACCATCTGAAACAGTATTTGCTTGTTCATCAATTGATGTTGGCAAATAACTTGCAGGAATACGTAATGCCCTAAACAGTTTATTAGTAAAGAATTTTAAGTCTGTAATTTCGCCTAGGTTAGTTCCACCTGGTAATGTTTCAACTTTAGAACCTCTTCCTTCTGCTGTTTGTGGAAAGAAGTAATCTTCGTTAGTTGATAGTGGATTATAACTTGCGTCAATAACACTAGTTCCGCCACCTGTTGAACTAGGAATACGTCTTTGTTGTATTTCGTTTTTAACTTTTTCAACAAAACTCATTGCCATGTGTGCAGGCATGTTACCTACATCAACATAAAAAATTCTTCTTTCAGGAGCACGTTGTATTCTATAAATGATAATTGCGTCTTCTAGTAATTCTTTTTGCTTGTAAACTTTAAACACACTTTCAAGTAATGAATTACCAAATGGATAGTTACCGTCTAATCCTTCTGATAAACTGATATGCATCATATGTTCTGCACCTACAGTTACTTCATTTTGTGCATTTTGAAAACGTGTACCTGGCGGTTGTGCTGCATCGCCAACCATTCCTCTACCAAATCCACCGCCGCTTGTGTATGAACTTGTTCCGCTTGGTGATGTGTTTGTTGTACCGTGTGGTGTAGTTGCTACTAAATTTTTAAAGTTAAAGTTAATATCTTTTACAACATACTGCTCGGGAAGTTTTCCTTCGGATTCGTTAACAATAATTTTGGAGATTTTTGCTTGATCCACATATAACAACTTTCTAGTTTCTGGATCACGCATGAAAAAACAATCGCCATATTTAAATACATTTCTTACTATTCTAAAAATTCTATTTTCTAACTGTTGTATTTTACACCATTTTTGTAATGCTTCTTTTATAAGTTTTGTTTCTACTCCTGTTGGAGCATTTCTAAAGAAGCAATGGAAAGGTGTAGCATTTTCTTTATCTTTACCTGTACAAAATTCAGCCAAAATATCTAATGCTGCATTTACTTCTGAATCCATGTCCATTGTGTCGTACTGCATATATTTTTCAATACGATTTGGACTTCCTGCATACACGTCAGGCAAGTATGATGAGTAGTTAGATCGTGCAGGACCGGGACGTCCGCCGCCACTAATTGGGCTGTACGATCCTGATTGGTTTTCGGTATTAACCGGTGTAAAGTATTTTTTCCAACTCATAACTTATCCTTTATTATACAGTCTATATGTATTGTTTGTCAACCATTATCCTACAGTATATGCATCATTTGACATTCCTTGTGCAACTCCAATGTGTTTTTGGCTTAACGAGTTACTCAGTCTTGTTAATGACACTAATTCTTCTATGTTTGTATTTAACGCTAACATAACTTCTTCTGGTGTTTTCTTGGTTTCGATTACACTAGATAATTCATCTTCTTTGGCTTTCTTTTCTTCATCTTGTTTCTTTTTGAGTTCTTCTTGTTTTTTAACAGCATCATTCTTTTCTTTTTCCTTTTCTGCTTCTAATTTTTTCTGCGCATCTGTTGCAGTTTTTGATTCTGGAGAAGAATTTCCTGCTTCTGCTTCTGTTGCAATATTATTTTCTTCTTCTGCTACACTTCCTTCGGCTTCTTTTGCTTTTGCTTTTGCCTCGTCAGTACGCTTTTGAACTAATTCAAGATCTTTCTTTAATTGTTCTATTTTGGCTTGAGATTTTTCAATACCTTTGTGTTCTCTACCAAAATACTCATTTTCACCAGACATACTTCTTTCAATTCTAGCCTGTTCTTCGGTAATTTGAGCTTCGAGATCTTTGATAGTATCTTCGCCTGCAATAGCATCACCAATGGCTGTACCAGCCATTTCACCACCTTTGCTACCTGCCCAATAACCTATAGCACCACCAATAAGTCCGCCAATTGCTGTACCAACAACAGGAACTACTGAACCAAGTGCTGCACCTGCTGCTGCACCTGCTAGAGCACCACCACCACCGCCAACAGCGCCGGCAATTGCTTCTGATTTATCTACCGTTGCTTCGTTACCAGTTATATTTCCTGCTTCGGCTTGAGCATTGGCTTCCGATACTCCTGTATAGCCTTCGTATGCACTCATCAACACTGCAAGAGGCCCAAATCTTCTTGCTACGCCTTTGGCAACTGCGGCTTTACCTCCAGGGCCTGCGGCACCTGGCATACCTCCACCTATTTTGGCTTTGCCCGCTTTGGTTGCGCCACCTGCCATACTAGCCCCTGCTGCCAGACTCATACCTTTTAATGCTACTGTTGCAAGTAGTGCCGCACTATTAAATGCTAGTACAGTTCCTGCTACAACTTCAAAGTTTTCAGCGGCTAAGTTAATCGCCTTTGGCAAGTATTCTACAGCAATGTCTGCTGCTGTGTCAAAAACCTTTTTAAGTGGTTCTAAATCTATAGATGCAAGAGCAGTTGTCATCTCAATTGATTTTTGATTGATATCTTGTTTAAATTGTTGTACTGTATTCGGGTCAATGATATCTTCTTGAGTAATGCCGTCTGCAATATCTTTTAATTTTTTTTCATTTGCTGCAAGTTGTTCTTCCAAAGTTGATGTTCTGTTTGCAACATCCAAAACACCTACAACAAAAGCATTTGCGTTTGGATCAAATTTCGCTAGTGTTTCTGCTAACGGACTCTTAGCAAATTCTTCAGATTCTTTTTGGTATAGTTTGTTAAAGTCTGTCGCTTGTTTAGTAGTTAAAGTTCCTGTGTTGTTCATTGTATTGAACAACTCTTGAGCACTAGTACCTGATTGTTTCAAGTAAGCCATTACTTCGATACCAGCATCAGAAGTTGCAGTACCTGTGGCTAAAATTTCTTTAAGACCTGCTTGGTGTTGTTTAGGAATACTATCCATCAACGCCTTCATATTTTTCTGGCCGGTATCGTCCAGTTGTGCCATCATAATCCTGTACTGTGCATCTGCTTGTCTAGCGTCTTCTTCAGCCTGTAATGACTCTTTGCTCTTACCTGTTAACTTACTGACAGCATCTAAGTTCTTCAAGTATGCGTGTGTTCCTGCAATTAGATCAGCATCGGTCTTTCCCTGTAGTCTTCCATTCCTTGCCAACATCTTGGAATAGTCTGCAAATCCTTCGTTAATATCTGCTGTGCTAAATCCTAATCTTGCAAGGTCTGCTGCAAGTGGAGTGTTTCTAATGTCTTTACCAAGTTTCGCTAAACGTTTAGCACCTTCATCAGTGCTTCCACCCAAGAACATTAATGCTTCTGAATTACCTTTAACTATTCCTGTAAACTCTGAAAGTGATAAACCTGCGCCACCTGAGGCTTCCAACATGTCTCTCATGTTACCACCAAAGTTAGCACCTACTGTACTTGCTTCTAAAAATGCTGAGTGTGTCTGATCAACTGCGCCGGCAACTGGTGCAAATATACCTTTGATAACATCGCCAACTCCCATAGGAATTTGGCCTAATGCACCAACAGCACCACTAACAGAACCGTCCATTCCTCGGACAGCATCTGCTGCACTGCTTACTTTATTAATTAAACCTGTAATTGCACCTGCGGCTTTTGTTACATTAGCCTGAAAATTTTGAATTTTCTTAACTGATTCGTTGTAGGCTTTTATGTTGTCTTCAACTGAAGCAGTTTCTTCTTCTTTAGCCTTGTATGATCTAAGTGTAGAATCATTAAACTTCTTACCTGATTTTACTTGATCTTTTGTTGTTTTTGCAAGATTACCTAGTGCTTTATCAAGTTCTGCTTGATTTTTGAATTCTGACTTGGCTTTGGCAGCAACAATTTGCATTGCTCCTAATAGTTGCTTTAACGTGGCTTCCGTCGCGGCATTATTAAGAACAACCTCTTCTTGTCCAAAACTACCAGTTACATCAGCCATTTACTATTTCTCCAGAAATATACGCATATAAATACATTTGTCAATATACAATTATATATTATTTATCGGAGATAAAAATGGACGAAAACAAAGAACTACCAAAGGTAGATATTACAGGGAGTGCTCCAGCGACTAGCAATGGTGATGCTGCTGTACAGAGCAGTCCTTTATCTGCCTACTATAGACAGCCTAAAATTTACGTAAGTTTACCAAGTAAAGGAAACTACTACGTCGAAGGCGCACTTGATAAGAGTGAAGACGGAACCTATGCTGTATACTCAATGACAGCCAAAGACGAGTTAATGTTTAAAACCCCTGATGCTTTACTAAGCGGGCAATCAACTGTTGCTGTTATTAACAGTTGTATTCCTTCTATTAAAGATCCTTGGAAATTACCTACTATCGATCTAGATGCTATCCTAGTTGCAATTAGAATAGCCACTTATGGCGAGAACATGGACATTGATACAGAGTGTCCTGCTTGCAAAGAAGAGCAGCGTTATGGATTTGATTTAACAAAATACTTAGAAGAACTTGCTCAATTTAACTATACAGATACATTTACATCCGGTGACCTTGTTTTCCATATTCGTCCATATACTTACAAAGAGTTCACAAAGAAAACACTTGCAAGAATTGAACAAGAAAAAATATTCAATATCATTAATGATAAAGAAATGGGCGACGAAGAAAAAGTTGATAGGTTTGGAGTTAGTTTTGTAAAATTAACAGAGCTTACAGTTGAGTCTGTAGCAGATGTAGTTAGACGTATTGATACTCCGCAAGGTTCAGAAACAGATCCAAAACAGATACGTGAGTTTATTCTTAATGCACCAAAAGAAATTTTTGAAAACTTACAACAAAATCTACAAAAGATGAAACAACAGTTAGATTTAAAAGTTAAGAATGCAACCTGTGACAAATGTTCACATCAGTTTGACATTAACGTTACAATGGACCAAGCAAATTTTTTCGGAGCAAGATCTTAAAGTTATCCTTGCCGGAGATCTTGCAAGAAGTAAAAAAATTAGATAATGAGGCGAGGGCAATCAAGAAGGAAGTCTTGAAGATGTGCTGGTATATGCGTGGCCTCAGTTACAGCGAAGGCATGCATCTTGGTCAAGAAGAGCGTGAAATTGTCGGCGAAATAATTAAAGAAAATTTAGAAACTACCAAAAAAACTCAACTGCCTTTCTTTTAGGCTGCTAGTAATTTTTTAGCGTCTTCGATCTGTTCTGGTTTTAACTTTTTGAGTTCAGCGGCCAAATCATTAATATTTGCAGGAACACCACCTGGTGCTGCTGTATCTTTTCCTTGTCCTGCTCCTCTATTTGACGCCACAGGATTTCCTGTATTATCGTCTATACCGTCGTTATTTGCGTCTACTGGATCAGTTGCTGTAGTTGTTGCATCTGCACCTTGATCACCGCTTGTTGACGCTGTATCCGCGTCTGTAGCACCAATTGCTGGCGCTTCTTTATTTAATTTGTCACTTAGTTCTTCTGCTGCTCCTGGTTCGATATTTGCTCCACCTTTGATAGGTTTATCAGTTTGGGCATCTACAACATCAAATTTCTTAGGATCTACAGTACTTGGTTGCATTGTGTATCTTTCGCCTTTTGGTGTAAATGCTCCTGCTTCTTTATTCATGTTATCGCTCATAGGTTCTGCTTTTTCAGGATCAAGAGCAACACCATCTTTAACAGGCTTACTAGTTTGCTTATCAATAATATCTACTTTAGTTTCATCATTTGCATTTTTTTGTAAAACATATCTTTCATCTTTACTTGATGTAGCGTTACCTGTTGCTGGATCGGTACTAGATGTATCAGTATCCCCTGCTCCAGGTGCTGGTGTATCTGTTGCTTGATCGCCTGCATCGCCTGCTGTTGTTGCGTTCGGGTCATCTGTTGATTGATCTGCTGCATCAGCATCTTTGTCTGCGTCTGGTGCATCAGTTGTTCCAGGAACTTCAATCTTCATAGAATCATAAGTGCCTTTAATAACATCGTCTGCAACACCTAGTCCTTTAATGACATCGTAAACTGCCGCACTGTCAGTTGGTGAGTCTGCTTTCTTCCAAGCAGTCATTAATTTTTCTGCTGTTACTTTTGTAGTAACTTGTTTTGCTGCTCCACTGATTGCGCCACCTACTGCTTTGGCTCCTGTTTTAAGAGCGCCGCCTACTTTACTTGCTGCGCCTTTAATTGCATCCATAGGACCTTCATTTAAATTTTGTCTATGATAATGTGATACTGCATCAAACACACTTTCAAACATAAGTTTGTTTTCTAGCATGTGTGTGTTTACAGTTTCAACTCTGTTGAACAGCATGTAAATCTGTCCTTCACTTAGTTTTTTCACTTTGTAATTTATTGATTCTTCTTTTGCGGCTGCATCTCCGCCTTCGCCTTTTGCTACAACTTTTTTATCTTGTAATGCTACACTCATTGCTACCGCAACTGCTGCTGCACCAATTGACTTTGCAACATCCTGCTTGAATGTATCAACTAGTGTTTCAATTCCTGCTTTAGAATCCATCTGGGTGCCTGAATATTCCCCTAAGAAGTCGAACAACTGCTTGCTATCTTCTTCTGATAAATTTGCTTTATCAATATTATCCCATACAGGGTGCGTTTCCATAGTTTGTACTGATTTTACAACAAATACAGCATCTCCATTTGCATCAACACCATTAATACTAACTTCAGCATTAAAGTTAATAGGTGGTTCAATACCGCCTACACTTGTGCTTACTTGTGAACTATATTGGTCGCCTACTTGAATTTCTGTACCATCTGGCAAAGTTGTTGTTCCTAGTGCAGGAACATCATCGCCTGCCCACGACATTGCACTAGATTCATTTGCTGAAATAGTTGTTCCCATAAATTCTGCATCAGTCATTGCTTTTTCCATTTGGAACATTTTTTGCAATTCGTCAGCATCAATGCCTTTTGATTCAGCCCATGCCTTTACTTCAGGTGAAATGTTTGGTTCAGTATCAAAGTTGATACCTGCCTCTTTAAGCGTGTCTGCTTCGATAGTTTGTCCTGGAACAGTTTCAACAGTTGAACTGTCTACAGCACCACCGTCGGCCGTGCCTGAATCTTGATCGCCATATTGGC